TTACTTTCCCTCACAAATTTCATAGAAGTATCTGTGTAAACATCAAACGCTAGACAATAACGTTTTAATGAAGTTTCTGGCACAAAATGCTCTACCCAAGAGGGAAATAAGATTGCACTACCTTCTCTTTTGTTTGATAGATAATTTCCATAATAAGTTGAATAGTTTGGAACAACATATTCAGTTGATACTTCACTTCCATTTAAAAGTATGTTTCCAGAAACAAAAGTATTTTCGTGAAAAGAGTGAGAATGTAATGGAAGATTTTCTCCTGGGTTGAGAATATTCATCCAACCACGTATCCACAATACTTCTGGTATTTCTCTGTCTAATTCTCTAAGATATTCATTAAATTCTGTTTTAATGAGCAACTGCAATTTTTTTGCAAATGGATTTTTCCAAGAAAAAATATTATACGATTTCCAATCACCTATAGTATCTTCAAGTTTTTTTACATCTTGAAGTATTTTTCTAGAAAAATCTATTGGAATATAAAAATTCCAAAAAGGAACATCCCATACAGGAGCGAATTCTGTGTTTGGCATCCAACTTGTGATATGAACTAACTTATGCGTAGTTCCATTGCGTCTACCAGCACATTGTTTTAAACGATTTTCTTTTGATTTGCAAAAAAGTAATTCACTATAATCATCGCGTGGACTGATCATCATCTTGTTTTTTTCTACCAATATTATACTTACTCTCTAACGTCCACTCTTGTTTTTCTTTGAAAGCAAGAACTTTGATTTGATTGAGCGGTGCCAGATCTTCAATCTTAGCAGCGTCAATTACTTTAATAAGACCCCAGTCAGAAAGTAATTGTACAATTCTATTTCTGCGTTGAAGATCATTCAAAGAAAAATTAGTTTGCTTGCCATCAAGTGCAAACAACTCTTTAAAGTGGACAATATAATACTTACCTTGCTTGTGTAGGATATGGCAAGACTGATAGATCTTTTTTTCTTTTCTTGATGCTACCCCAATACGAGTAAGAGTCTCTCTTACTTTGAGAAAGTCATCTGGTTCACCGAGAACCACTTCTACCATATCAGTTTGCTTCCACTGGATCTCAGTTTCACCGCTCATGTTTTCCACCTTTGCTCAATGCTTTTTTAATATGATCTAACTGATCCTTGGTGAGAATCCTGAGAGCTTGGAGTGCTTTATCGTCATTATAACCATAATACTCTTTGACTAACTCAAGATAATCAATAGAATCTTTGCGTGCCCAAGGAGAAAAACGCTTCCTGGGTTTCACACTATTTATAAAAAAATCATATTGCATCTTCTTTGGTAGATGCGGGTTCTTGTTCATCTCATTGGCATAAAGAACCGTGTCAGTGAAAGAAGAAAGGCACCTGTTAATAATATAAGGAGGATACCCTCGCTCAGCATCAAGGTCATCATCAAGGATATTCTTTTTAGATTGGTTGATTGAGTAAAGGTAATCCTTCAGTTGATATGACATTAAAATTTAGCGGTAACACCAATAACTTTTGCATTAGGATTGCGAGCAAGGGCAACCTCACGTGCTTCCTGGTAGTCACGGGCATAGACCTGCTCACAGAAGACCTTGCCCGCAACGTAGAGTTTGACTTCACACTTCATAATTAAAAAGGACTAGTTCCTTCCGTGACGCTTGATCTGTATTATAAGACCCCACGCTCCTCATGGTGTAAGTGTGTGCAAATTCTGCTACTGTCCACCCCTCAAACCTCTCACGTATGAGTTGAGACGAATTATAAGATATAAGTTGAGGACCAATAAACCGATCACAAAGGGAAGCAAACCCATCGTGGTCAAATGATTTGTGCATATTACCTTTCCTTCCGTATAGGTTAGATCCAATTTCATAGGGCGGATCAAGGTAGGTGAATACGGATCTATCGTCTGTAAGGAGCTTTTGGTAGCTAGCATTTGTGATTTTCCAATTTTGGATCAGTTGCGTATACGCTGGTAGTCGTTCAATTCCACGCATTGAGAAATTGGAATCAGACGCCTGCCTGCTAAAGGATGAGGACTCAGAGAGACCAGAAAAAGAGCACTTGTTAATAACGTAAAAACTACAAGCACGATATAGAGCGGGTTGATCATAATCATTTACAATAGTCTTTGCTTCTTCAAATAGTCCACGGGCAGATCCTTGATCTGGATACCTAGACTTTAATTCTTGAAGACGCTTGTACATCTTGTACCCGTCATCCTGCAAAGTCTTCCAGAAATTGGTAAGAGGTTCGTACAGATCATTGACCCAAATATTCAGTTTAGGATATCGCTTAGTAACCTCAAGGGCGACACTACCGCCGCCCAAGAATGGTTCACGATACTCGGTTGCCAGGGAAAGGTCTGGGAGGAATCGGAACAGGTTTGCCAGTGCCCTGCTTTTGCCCCCTGGGTAACGAAGTGGTGTCTTGAGTGACTTCAAAGTTTGGGTCATTGTACTTTAGATATTCAAAGAAGGTCATTTTCAATTCCTTTTCTGTCATGCCACAGTGCATAGCTGCAGCTGGTAGATTCATTGTAGCATGAAAAAGACCTTCGTGGGCTTCTTTTACGTTTTGGGGAGTTGTCTTTACTTGAACTCGCAACTCATCATTACTTCGGTTAAACATGCTAGTAGATTAATTTCTTGATCAGGAACAATAGGAATACTGTTCATGTATTTGGCAATGATTAGAACTGCCTCAGGAATAGAAGCAGGTTTGAGAACACCATACATGCTGTCATAGATCTTACGCATCACCATCGTAGGATCATTATCCATGTGTTGAACAACCCAGTTCTTCACATTGGTAAACTCCTTCTTCTTCAAGGACGCAAGTAGTGTATCCAGATTAACATCAGCAACGTCCACAAGGATAGCAGACGTAATGGCACCAGTAGCGGCATACCGTTGGCACTCATTAATAAGACGACGCCAGTCAGGATAATACCTACGAACAAGCTTAGCAAGAACCTTGTCCTCATACTGAACTTGTTCATGGGTAAGAATAGTTTTCAAACGAGTGAAGAACTCACCTTGTAGTTGTACTGCTTGCTCTGGTTTGATACGAAAATCAACTACAGTACAACGGGAGTGCAGCGGTTCAATAATCTTATTGATGAAGTTGCAGGTGAAGATGAAACGGCAGTTGCTGTGGAACTCCTCCACAGCGGTCCTCAGAGACAGTTGCACGTCGTTAGTGGTGTTGTCTGCCTCATCAATGATGACCACCTTGTGAGACGCTCCAGAGGTCAGAGAGACCGTTGTAGCGAACTGCCTGACACGATTCCTCACGGTGTCAAGGAAACGTCCCTCGTCGGACCCGTTGATAACGATGTAAGACGCACCTATCTCCTCACACATTGCCTTAGCAATGGTAGTCTTGCCCACGCCTGCGGTGCCACTCAGCAGCAGGTTAGGCAGTTCCCCCTGGTTGACAAAACCCTGGAACACTTCCTTAGTGCTCGCAGGGAGAATGCAGTCTTCAACAATATTTGGGCGGTACTTCTCCACCCACAGAAACTCTTTGCTCATTCAAGTGGTCTGGTAAATGATTTAGATATGATGTCCGAGGCATTGAACATCGTTTGCATATATTCTACACCCTTCTTGGGTTTAGTATGCTCACCGCATGTGAAAATATCACACACCGCCATACCTTTCTCTGGCCAAGTATGAATGCTGATATGACTCTCAGCAAGCATGGCAACACAAGTTACACCCTGAGGATCAAACTTGTGAGAATGAAGTGCAAGCAATGTAGACTTGCACTTCCTAGATGATTGATAAACAACATCCCTAACGAACTCTTCGTCATTGAGAAGATCTCTCGTACAACCCTTCAGAGTGAAAAGGATATGTTTCAAGGTTCTAGTGCGATGTAATAGGTAAGGTCAACATCTGTGTTGGTCCACTCGGAAATGAGGTGCTGGGATACCTTGACAGTATAGTCACCAGGGAGAAGACGAATGTTTTCAATCTTAAGATCAAGAGAATAGGTGCCAGTAGAACAACCTGCCACGGTGAGATCGTAAGTATTGCTGGTATCATTTTCTTTATCGCGAAGGATAAGTTTGATAGTATCTAGTCCTTCTTCGGACTGAAAAGTAAGATCAGGGAGACTGTATACAGCAGATGCTTTCTGCAAAGCAATCAGATCTTCACCAGAAAGGTTGAATTGAAGATCAGCACCAGGGAAGTTTACATTCTTTTCTGGAGCACTCTTGAGCGTAATCTCAGGATCCGAGAAATAGTATTTTGCAGAAGTGCGCCCCCCACGAATGCTAACGTAATCGTTAGAGGTGAACTCAAGCTGAGGGTCATTAAAAAGAGAGATACCGCTAAGAAACTGACTGAGATCATAAATTGCGAAGTCAGAAGGAAATACTTCTTCGCCAGTAAACTTTGCGAGTATGTTCTCTGCATTGCTAATAGTTCGTACTGTGCTTCCCTTTCGGAATACGATGGACGAGTTGATTGTGGAGAAATTCTTGAGGACATCTAGAGTTTTCTTAGATAGGATAACTTTACTCATTGATTATAGGTTTCAGTAACGTTAGTTTTGTCAGAGAAGTGTAGAAGGAGAAGACCGTAGTGGAGGATCTTAATGATATCACGGCGGGCAGTGCCCTTCTTATCATACCGCGATGCATACTTAAGGATGTTGCTGCGACAGAATGCCTCAGCGTCTCCACATGCTTCAATCAAATCTAACGTTTGAATACTGTCATTGCCTGAAGAATAGTGTTGGTTGTAAGTACCTGCGATGTAGTCACGTAGCTCTTGCAGGAGAGCATCTTCATCATATTTAAAAGTCATGCGTTCAAGGTTTCCAGACATACTGAATATCATTATAGTAGCATTCTTTGCATTCACCGTCAAGAGTCATGGCAACAACCTTGTCACCATCTACTTTCCTGACTCTGGCAGAACCAGCTCCACGGATGGAGATGATGCTGCCAATGAAACGACAATCACCAGGATCAATCATCAGTTAGAAACCTCCTCGGTTTGAACATTAGCATCAATCTTATCATACAATTCAACGAATGACTGCTTAGTCTCGTCATCAAAACGATTGACACAAACCTTGATTGCCTTCATGCGATCACCCCAGATAGCATATGCTCGCATGATGTGGACCAGACGACGGGTAGAGATTACCTCGTCAATGCCACCATCCTTGAAAGTCTTACGAATGATGTCTGCCCAGTTAGCAAGGTTGGTGCAGAACTCTTCGTCATGCTTGCCAACAGAAGCAGCGACACGCAGCAGAATCTTGCTCTCAACAGCAGGGGTAGGATACTCTTGCTCAAAGGTCAGTGCAAAACGCTCAAGGAATGCTTCGTTGAGAACATTGGTGCCGATGAAGCGACCGTCATCAGAACCCTTGCCCTTGGTGTTAGCAGTAGCGATAACGTTGAAACCTGCAGCAGGTTGCACATAGCGACCAGTCTTCTTCAGGAAGACTCCCTTGCCTTCCAGTACAGATTGCAGACACAGGATCTTGTTAGACGCCAGATCAACTTCGTCTAGAAGCAGCACAGCTCCGCGTTCCAGAGCCTCAATGACTGGTCCGTTGTGCCAAACAGTTTCGCCATTAACAAGACGAAACCCACCAATAAGATCATCTTCGTCAGTTTCAATGGTGATGTTCACGCGAATGAGCTCCCTATTTAGGGCAGCACATGCCTGCTCAACAGAGAAAGTTTTACCGTTTCCAGACAGACCAGTGATGAAAGTCGGGTAGAAAATACCAGACTGAATGATTTTCTTCACATCAGCGAAGTTGCCGAAAGGAACATAGTTCTCATCTTTGTCAGGCACAAGATTCTGCTGAACTGCTTCCATGACAGCAGGAGCAGCAGCAGGTGCCTGATACTGTTGCTCAAGTTTCTCTTGAACAGTCAGGTTCCAAGTGCCACGCTTGACATAGAAGTCACGCAGACGCTTGACAGCAGTGGGATAGGTCACACCAAAGTGGTCACAGGCAGAACGAACATGCTCAGCATTGATGTCGTTGCCATAGGTCTCAGACAGGTAAGAGGTCAGTTGGGTAGTGGTCAGGTCAGACTTGGCAGGCATTGGTTGGTTGCGTATGAAGTAAGTATAGGGCAGGGTGGGGCAGAGTCAGGGGCAGAGTGGACGGTTCATCAGGCGACATACTCAATAAAAGAATTTAGCAGTTTCTTGTTTGCGGACTTGCCTTTAAGCATCTTCTTGAATGCACGGGAGATCTCCCCCTTCTTGGCACCAGACTCCACATCAAACTCAGCATCATCTTCCACTGCATTGTTGCTGATAGCATAGAGGGCAGTGTAGCTCTTAGGGAAAGGAATGACAGCAGACTTGTCTTTTTTCCACTGCTTCTGAACTTGATCGTAGTGAGCAATGCTGGCATAAGTGCTAACAAATCCAGTAAGACCACTGCCACCCATGATACGAAAACCAAGAACATTCACACCAGAATTACGATCACGCAATTGCTGAATGAAAGTGTTAGTCATCTCACCCCACCCATTGTTCATGGCATAGACGCGACCAGTGCTGCGATCACGGAGAACAGTGTTGTAGTCAAGACGACGGGGACGCACATAATCTTCGTCAGTGTGATCGTTGTAATACTTGCGACCATATGCAGATTGACATGCCTCACCATCAGTCAAAATGCAGACGTTGACTTTTTGAAGATCATTCTGCTTTTTGAACTGGGGAATGATGTAATTCATCATCACAATACCTTCGTTCAAAGGAGTTCCAGAAAGACCAACACCAAGAGTGGTGTGATAAGTAGCGTGATAAACATATGCATATGCCTCACGATAGAGATTGAGGCACATACGCTCATAGTCCTTAGAGTTAGAGCGAGAAGATACAAAGTTCATCAGGTGGAACATATCTTTGTGCAAGAAAATCTTGCCTTCCTCACAACCATTCTGAGCAAAGTATTCGTCATTGCTAATGTAATCATCCTTGCCTTCCTTGGCACGGCGAACAGCATACCATTCATTAGTGAACGCATAAACCTCAAATGGAATCTGGACTTTCTTGCAGAAGGCAGTCAGGTTCAGCAGTTGCTTGACAGTTGCCAGAATCTCACGCTGCATAGAACCAGACCAGTCAAGCAGGAACAGCAGACCATGGTTCTTACCATCAGGCAGAACAGTTACTTTCTTGAAGATGTCATCATTGTACTTGTAAGTGTGTAGCTTAGAAGTATCAAGCACACCAGTCTTAGATTGACCTGCACGAGCATAAGCGTCAGCAGACTTACGGCACTCAAACTCCTTAACAAGATAGTTGACCTCCTTCTGAGACTGCTTACGGAATTCTTTATAAGAACTATCTACAGTATCATAACGATCAGAACGATCAATGTCTTGATCGCCATTGATAAATCTCTCGCGACACTCATCAATCCAGTCGTGGACTTCAGTCCAGTCAGCAATGTAAGTAGGGAGATCTACACTCTCAGGGATCTCAACGTAGATAGGATTGTTGCTGTATTTATCAGTCAGACTCTCAGTAGCGTTGTCAAAAGCACGTTGAGTTTCAGAAGTCTCGCCACTACCATTGGAAGGAGCACTTTCTTCTTCCTCTTCCTCTTCTTCCATCTCATCGCTATTGATGGGATCAGAAAACCCAGGAGAAGAATCTCCCATTGATTGAGTCTTCTGCTCAGTTTGCTGCTCAGATTCTTCGTCATCGTTACTTTCACTTTCACCCTGTTGAGCAGCAGAAGGAGGAACGTCTTCTACTTTCTCTTGCTTAGAAAACTCAAACACATCAACAGCAATCTGCAGCACTTCTTCAAAAGTCTCTGCAACATCAGTGCGAGCAACGAACACCTGCTCTTCAATTGAAAAGGGGATCATGGCACTGGCACCAATCTTAAAGTGCAAGTTGATACGGTCAATCAGACTGAAGGTATTAAAGTCTTCACCCTCAGTGCCAAAGAAGTCTTGATCATTCAGTTCCTTGTAACCACCAGAAAAAGACTTACGAAGACCAGGATACTTACGCTTCATGAGCTTCTCAATACGAGCATCTTCAATGACGTTCACAAAGTCTTTAGGGCAGTCAGCAACAGAACGCCAGTCTTCGTTAGGTGTGAACAGAGCATGTCCAACCTCGTGACCGACTAGCATATCGTATACAGTGCTGGATGCCTTGTCCCAGTTGGGCAGAGTAAGGACACGGCGGTCAACGTCAAAGGATGCTGTAGGAGTCTTACGATGCTCTACAATCAGGTTCTCGGTAGCGAGAAGGCGAGCAAGGTTTCCTTTGATCTCTTGGTTCAGCATGGCGTGTCCTGTTGATGCCATTAGTATATACAAAAAAAGGTGGTCCGAAGACCACCTCAGTCCAGTTCAGAAACTGTCTCCTGTAGGACGCTGAAATTCTTTTCTTTCACCGCTGTGATAGTTCTATCAAACTTTCCTTCTAGACTTTCTTTATGACTGATAACAAACACCTTTGTCATGTCATCAAAGTTACGAAGAATCCATCCTAGATCAGATCCACCTTGCTGGTCAAGTGATCCGTCAAAGATCTCATCTAGAATTAGAAGATTAGTATCCACGCTATTCTTAAGTTTAGCAATAGAACGCCAAGTAAGCAACAGAGCGATGTCAATACGAGCTTTCTCTCCCTCACTGAAACTATCATAAGAAAATACATCACGGTATCTAGATTTGATAATCTCCTCAAAGTTCTCATTCAGGGTGAAATTGACATAGAACTCCATCCTTTGTAAGAAATCGTTAATCATTTTATTCATGGTAGGAAGATAAGTCTTAATAATTCTAGACTTGATACCATTGTCTTTGAGAAGTTGACCTGCTGTTATTAAAACATCTCGGTCTTGCTTTAAATTAGCATGTTGCTTATTCAAATCCTTCTTATTGTTTACAAGAAGTTGTAGTTTATCAAACTCCGCTTTCTTATCAACGTTGTCACCTTCTAGTTCTTTGATCTCGTCTTGCAATGATTCTACTTGCTTTCGGATTGTCATCAACTGAAAGTTAGTTTGAGAAATCGTGGTGTTAATGTTATTAACCTCAGTAGATAGCTCAGTGAACTTTGCAAATCGGGATTCTTCTTCCTCAATTGCAGACTTGATCTCTTGGAAACCAACGTCCATTTCATCCAGTTTTGTCTGACCTGTTTGAATCTTTTCGTTACGAAGAGTGTCAGAAAGTTCTTGTGTGCAGGTAGGACACACATGATTTTTCTCAAAGAAGTCATGTTCTTTCTTACACGTTTGCATTTTTACTTGCACTTTTGTAAGAAAAGTGTTTAACTTCTTGATTTTTTCTCCAGCAGACTGGTACTCTTGCATTTCTTCATTAAGATTACCGATTTGTTTTGTTAAAATCTGCACATCTTCGGCACCTTGGAGTTCAGTTTTTTTATACTCTTTTATCTTTTCTTGCTTGCGATCAATCTCTTCCTGAGTTCTCTTCTCAAGAGTTAGCATGTGTTGCTTCTGCAACTCAATCTTATCTTTCAGTAGATCAATCTGATAATCAATCTCTCTTACCTCTTCATTGTTCTCCCTGATCTTGTCTTTGAGAAGAACATTCATTGTAGAAAACACCTGAATGTCAAGGATGTCTTCAATGATCTCCCGACGTTGTGCCAAAGGCAGACGCATGAAAGGAACAAAGGTAGAAGAACCAAGCACCACAATTTGTGTAAATGACTTGTAGTTCATCTTGAGCACGTTCTGCTCAAAGTTCTTCTGCTGTTCTACTAGGGTACTTTCTTGATTCCAAAGTTGATTGTTGCAGTAGATTTCAAACTTGTTTGGTTTGACACCACGAACAACTTTGTAGTCTTGCTTGCCAATAGAGAACTCAATCTCGGTAAGCAAATCCTTTTCGTTGATGCTATTTACTAGCATCGGTTTGTTGATCTTACGAAAAGGTTTTCCAAACAAAGCAAAAGTAAGAGCATCCAAGATGGTGCTCTTACCTGCTCCGTTACTACCGATAATTAGATTTGTTCTTGCTGCGGTTAGATCAATTTCACTGAATACATTACCCGTTGACAGAAAATTCTTCCAGCGGATTTTTTTAAAAATAATCATTCTCTATCAGGTGGTGGGATAATGAAGTCGTCGGAAGAAATGATTGAATACTTTTGACCCTGAACAATACAAGCTTGTACAAGTGCGTCAATATCAACACTATTAATTTCCAGTTCTGGAGTCTCGTCGTCTTCTTCAAGATGCATTAGATATCGGATAGCATCATCCTCTTCTTCAAAGACAGGAATGATTCTATCCTCGCTCTCGTCAAAGACTGAATAGACTCCAGAGGGAACGTCTTTAAGTGTGATTATAAACATTCACTTATACAACCTCGCATGATTCTATGTAGAGAGATTGCATTAGTTTCTTCAGGTCGGTTTTGTCTACCTGCAGATCAATCTCGTCAATGTATTCACCGAGCAAAGTCAGTGTGTCTTTCGTATTTAATTCTACATCACTGACATCATCTATGTCAACTAGTGTCTCAACAATTTTTACATCATGAACGCCTACGTTGTAAAGACGATCAACCAATGTTTCAAACATTTGGTAGTCCCGCTTTTCTTCAACGACGAGCTTGATGTATTTGTCCTTATAACTAGACACATCTTGTTTGTTGTAGTCCACACTTGTGTCGTCATAGAAGATCTTCTCAAAAATCTCGTAAGGATTTGGGATGAACTCAAGTCGGTCAGTTTCAGTATCGTAGATATGGAACCCGCGACCATCCTTGTAATCATTCCAGAACATCTGATAGGGATTGCCGAGATATTGAACATTCCCCTTCTTTGATTTGTGGTGGTAGTGTCCCGACCACACACGCTTGAAACGATGAAATAATCCAGCGTCCATTCCATGATCCATCCTCATTCCAGGTGTTATCTCAAATCCATTAAGTTCTAGATGACCACAACAGATTTCTGCTTCACTAGTTTCTAGTCTACGCAACACATCTTCTTGATTCTCTTTGTTGATCCAAGGAAGCATCAAGAATACTTTCTTGCCCATCAAAATTTCTGTTGGTTCAGAATAGATTTTGATGTTTGAATACTGTTCAAGTAAAAGTTCTGGTGAGTTAATCTTGTTCGTATTTTTATAATACGTGCAGTGATTACCCAGCAACATGTGTACGTTGTAGGGTTTCAACCTCTCAAAATAATTTTCACGTACACGATGAAAAGTATTGAAGTCCATAGACTTTCGGTTGTCAAAGGTGTCACCTAAATCAAAGATGACCTTGACACCTTTCTTTTCTAACGTAGGGAAAAAGATATCATCATAAAATTTTTGGAAGTAATTCCAAAATGCTAGAGAACCCTTGCGTCCATCTAGGTGCTGGTCTGTAATCAGTGCAATTTTCATTGTGGTTTGTGATCTTTCATTCCATCATGGTTGCCATCACCTGGCAGTTTACCATATGCTAGGTATTCTACTGCTTGACGAGATCCTTCCAATCGTCTGAGATCATCTTCAATCTTGACATACTCAGCATAAGCATCATACAGTTCTGCTGCTCTAGCAGTAAGTTGAGCAGTTCGCTTGTTAAAACGCTCAAGTAGTTGTTCGTAGTTCTCAGTAGTTTTCATAGTTTACCTCCAACGATTCCGTCATATGGGTCAGATGTTCTGCAGTTTGCCCAGTTAGTAGCGACACCTTCCAGGTGAAATCCCGTTCCGTTAACGACAATTTCTTTCGTAAGTCCCGTGATGAGTGCCTGACCATCCTTACTGTAGCTAGTCCACGTTCCAAAGCGTTTTTGTTCAACACGGAATTCTCCATAGGGAGTTGTGTACCATTCATGTTCTGCAATTTCTGGATGCTCACTCACTTACCAACTCCATAGTCAGGTGCTTCTTTTTCAAGTTTACGAATATCTGCATGAAGTTTCTCTACTGCTTTACGGACTTCATCAGTTTCTTCCCACTCCCAAGTGTTTCCGTTCTTATCAACAAATTGTCTTTGAGTCATCGGTTCATTTTGATTTCAATGTTTTCTTTAATGCTACCCATGTCGGAATAGGAAGCGTTCAATCCTGACATACTACCATCGTATGTGTCAGTATGCATCACCTCATCGTATCCTGAACGCTCAAGAATCTTGTTCTTGATTTCCATCTGTTTCTTTTCTTTCTGAATGCGACGAAGGAAAGCGTAGTAAATGATTTGAGTGAAGTAAGCAAACGGGTTCTTTGATTTCTCTGGATCAAAGTTGTCAATATATTGAAGACAGTTTTCAATGCCGTCACAGATCATGTCCTCACGGAACATGTAATTAACAAAGTTTGGTTTATATGACAAGTGTGTTGCGATCTTAAGAAAACACTCGCCAAGATAATTCGTCACCCTTGGTCGCGGTTTCCCTGCTTCTTTTGCAGCGATCACCCTAGACCGATAGATAGAGATTGCTTCCAGGAACTCTTTGTTGTTGACGTAATACTCTGTCTTCTTCTTCATTAACTTGGTGTGCTTTCTCGTACATTTATTATAAGTTAAGGACGAACATCTGTCAACCGCTTGACAACACCTCAGAAACTCAGTAGAATAACTCTGTCAGGGTTCAAGAGAAGTTGTAGCTTTTAGCTTCTATTAAATAGATCTTCTAGAAACTTCTTTGTCTCTTTTACAGAACCTAGGTTTCCCATATTTCTAGAAAACTTTTGAGGTTCTAATGCTTCTCTTGTAGCAGAGAGTTGTGTGATATGTCTCTGTACAGAAGTATGGTAGTAAGTTTCAATTCTTGAATCCTCAACTTCTGTCATTGTAAGAATGTGATTCTTATTGAGAATAAAGCAATGATCAAAAGTTGAATGAATCCACTCCGTGAGAAAAAAACCATTTGTCGTCACAGCTTTCTTCTGTTGATTTACATGGTTTACTTCCATGGGGTTTTCTAGTATGAGACTATCTTCATCTGGAAGATATGCACATTTAGATATAAGTTCTTCGCCTGTTATTAATTTTATAGTTGCTAGGAATTCTTCTTCCATATTATCCAGCTCTAAGGTTTACTTTGATAACCTCATACTTAAAGTTTTCGTCATTGTAAATATTGACTCTTTCATTAAGATGTCTCAAGGTGTAATTCTGACCGCCAATGTCATCAGCGATATCGTATAGTGTTGCCATATCTTTGCCCTCGCCTTTTCGCAACACACGTCCAATACTTTGGAGATTTCTGATTCGCGATTTACTTGGAGAAGCAAATATAATATTGTGTAGTCGTTTAATATTGATGCCTGTAGAGAAAGTACCGTATGAAGCAATAATAACAGCGTTGTTCTCAATCTCAGTAATCTGACGAACCTCTTCTCTATCCTCTACATCAGTGCCACCATGCACAAAGAATAACTTGCGCGATGGATCTATTGTGTTATTTATGAGTTCATAAAGTGGTTCCCCATGCTTTTCAATGTAGTTGAACAGCACAAGAGTGTTGCCATCCAAGTCCTTGACTAGGTTTTTGATTAAATTATTTCTGCCACGATGTTCAACTAGATATTCCATTTCATCATGATATGTGTCAAAATGCTGAGGAGCGTGCTTACATAGCAGCACTTTGATCCTAAACTTGCTAAGATAACCTGACTTAATTAGATCATCAGTTTTAGTAACTTGTTCACAATCACCAAACAATCCTTCTAAGACCCACTTGTGTGTCTTGCTACCGTCAAGTGTGCCCGTAAAACCGAATCTATATTTCGCATTATGAAGTTTCGTCATAATGCCAGTCAATGACTTAGACTTGAACAGGTGAGCTTCATCACCAATCACACAATCAATATCATCAAAGTATCTTTTGGGAAACTTGTAAATAGATTGCCAAGTAGAAATGATGATTGGTTTATCAGTATTCTTGTCTTTTCCTGAGTAGATCTTATGAACGTAATCGTCAGCATTCCAACCGTAATCAATAAAGTCGTTGACCATCTGTTCTACAAGGGACGTAGTAGGAACGATGATGAGCGTTTTCTTGTTGGTAGCAGTATAGTATCTCACGAGGGAATAGATCATGAGACTCTTACCGCTGCCCGTAGGAGAAAGTAAAAGCTTGCGGTTATTTTTTACTGCTTCGTAGACTGCTTTGTACTGATAGTCACGAGGTTTAATTTCTGGTCGGACAATTTTGTCCATGAATGTTTTAATGCCAGCAGGAGACACAAAATTGTTGGTTTCTTCAACATCACCATACCAGTCATTCTTTTCATATTCAATTTGATACTGTCTCTCGTCTGCCCAGACTTGTAGGTGTTTCATCAACCCACCATAAAGTTCGCCTGTACCTGGGGAGTACAGACGAATAGTTCCATCCCAGTATTTGTACCTGGGGTTCTTCTTTAAGAATTTTGCTTCGGGAACCTCAAAAGAAAAATAGTCAGAGAGCTCATGATGGACATGAGGTTCTGCTGACTGAATAGTAACGTAGACTTCGTTCTTCTTTTTGATACTCAGAGTGGTCATCATTGTCCATTTACGAATTTCTCCCACTCAATGGCACTCTTGATCTGAAACCCTCGGTTAGAAATTTGCTTCATGACCTGATCCAACCAGTAAAGCATCTGGTCTAGATATTTGATCTTTGCTTCTAGATTGATGATTTCGTCATCAGACTCTAGATAAACTTTCATTTTTTCGGAAGTTTTAATAGATGATCCAAATGGTTTAGCGGCGTATGTCTTAGCGTCTGCCTCGCCAGAGTAATACTCACGCTTCTCTTTAACCACTTTGCGGATCTCAAACTCCAGCGAGGTTTTGATCTGCTGAATGTCAGTGTAATGGTTTAAGTATTTATTATGCTGAAAAGGGATGTCTAGAGCGAGTTGTCCTAGATC